TCCCTTAATTTGGAAACGTTTAACGGATACTGAATTACAACAGTTTTATTTAAAATTTGCAAATAGATTAGGTTTAGCAGATACACCAGATAAAGATCAATTAGCTGTTGCTTTGGGTAGAGACCTCTATAACTTAGCAAACTTAAATGGTAACAGAAAGGAGTGGTTTGATTTAGGTACAGCAATATTAGAGACGTCTTCTGCTAAAAAGTTTTATGAAATAGAGACTTTTGGTGTACAAAAGAGACGTATGAAAAGTAGATTAAGTGGACAATATTTTGGTCCTTATTATGATACTTTATCTTATAATATTCGTGTTACTGATCCTAGAATACAGGATTATGCTCAACTAACCCGTAAAGTAGAACTAGGATTACGAGTTAGTGTAACTAATGATAAAAATAGATTAATTTTTAGAGAAGGTTATAAAACGTATTTTATTGATCGAGGTATTTTAGGATATGAAGATACAAGAATCCCTATTACATCTACTAGTAGTTTTAGTGATTTCCCTGAAGAATTTGTTGATAAAGATCTTGTAAATGCTTTGAATTGGGCAGCTAAAACAAAATATAAAATTGATGAAGACTTTTATGATTTCACTCAAAAACTTTTATATTTTGAAGATGACCGAGGAAAAGCTAAATATTATAATGATTTGAATGAATATAAAAAATATATCAGTTCAAGAGGTGATGCATACGAACGTTTCAAAGCAATGGACTGGTTAAGAAAAAGTGGTAACTCATTTTCTAATCATCCATTTGTAGATCATAGAGCACGTATCTATGATAGAGGCCTTATTGGACCACAATCAGGAGAAACATTTCGTCCATTCTTGAATACTGCTGAAGAAAAGAATTTTAGTCCTGAAAATTTTAGAAACTTTCAAGATCAAATTGGTTCTTTCTTAGGTGGTCTTAATGATAATTTTGAAGGTAGATATAATTCACTATCAATAACAGGTCGTCAGAAAATTGCTGAAAGACTTCGACCAGAACTTGTAAAGATTGGTAATCAGATGTTAAGAGGTAAACCTAATGACATTAGAGCTATTCTTGAAAATGAAGCATTGCATCAAGTTGATGGCGAAGATATGGGCAAATTTTTAAGATTTGCAATTGAAACAGCTAAAATAGATAATTACCTTGTAAGTAAGGCCAAGAGTGGAATGCCCTTGACTAAAGTTACGGAATCTCTTTTAAATGAGCGTAAAGATGTTGCAGGACTCATTAAATTACTTGATGTAAACATAAAAAGCGATCCTAAATATATTGGTACAATCGATGAAATTTTGCAGTCACAAGCTGAGATAATAGAGTTAGCCTCAACCGGTAAGATTTCTAAAAATAAATTAGAAAAGGCTGTTTCTTGGTTACATACAGATGATATAGAACTAACTAAAGAAAGATTTGAGAGAGCTACGTACAAAACATATGATCATAAAACTGGAAACGTTTTGTCTGCAGAAGAAATCGCTGCTAATAAGCGAAAATTTTTAGAGAGATCAAAAGGAAATACAGATCAATACATTTCTTGGCAAATTGTAGAAGAATTAGGTGAATTCTTTGAAGAACATTTAAGGTCATTAGGTGTTAGTTCGAAAAATAAAATATATATTACAATTGAAGCTCAAAAGAGAGCTTTAAAAGTTAATAGGTTTGGTGCTGATACTATTATTAAAGATGAGTCTAGTATATATTTCGGTAAGACAAATAGAGAAGCTGCTTCTGCTGCCGCTAAAGCTGCAGGTATATCAAATGCAGAAAAACTGTCTATAGAGGATATTACCGCTAGCTTGAATGCTAAGATGACAGACCAAGTTAAAGATATTTTTAGGACTATTGCTACGGATCCATATAGCAAAAAGAATTTGGAGAATCTTCGAGGATATAGAACAGCATTGGCATTAGAACAAGACGCTTCTTCATCTGGTGCTCAAATCATTGCATTAACAACAAGAAATAAACAGTTAGCTGAACTTTCTAACGTAGTGCCTACTAATCAGAAAAGAAGACTTTATGACGAGATTGCAGCAGCTACTTATAATGATCCTCGTTTCAAGGAGATTAATAAGAAATTTGGATTATCAGAAAAAGACTTGAGAAAAGCTGCAAAAGCTCAGAATATGGTTACATTTTATGGTGCAGGCGAAAGAACAGGTGTTCTTAACGTAGAAGGTAAGCTATCTAAAGTTTTAGAAAAAGATGGCAATACACTTGTTGTAAAAGCATCTGATAGAGATATTGTATTAAATGAAATCAGTGCTCAGATTGCAAAATATGAAAGATTTGATCCTGAAACGGCTTTAGAATTAAGACAACTTAGACAAAATGTTAAAGATATATTTAACAAAGGATTAGATCCAGGTGATGAAATTATGGATCAGCTTTATTTTCTACAACCTCAAACAAAAGATCTTGTAGAAAAGATGTCGTTATCATATGAAAGAGTTGTTACTCCAAATGATTTTAAAGCTATTGCCAGTATTATGAGTGAATATCTTTCTGAACAAGTACCTGTATTAAAATATTTTACAAAGTATTTTGGTAGACTTGCAGAAGATTATTTAGCAAATGCTAAGCCTTCAAATGCCGATTTTGATTGGGTAAAAATAACAAAGTTAGCATTAAGAGGAAATAGAGATAAAGGTTATATTTTACCAGATTACATCAGTAGAACAGTTGGGATAAAGGCAAATGAACCTGTTAGAGAAAAATTACTTAAAAGATTTGGCTGGTGGAATCCTAATTCAAATTTAGCTGATATTTTATTAGGTGTAAAGTCAAACATTCCTAGAACGCATTTGACAAGTAAAACACGAGAGTATAGACGAACAGGAGCTAAGTTTCTTAAATTTGAAATTAAAGTTCCAAGTATTGATATTAAAAAGGCAGCTTTAGGTAAAGAACAAAAATTAACTGAATTTGAAATGTTTTATGCAAATAAAATGCCAAAATCATGGACTAATGTTCCTTGGGTAAATTTTGATGGCAAAATAATAGAACAAAATTTTACTCAAACTTTTGAAGAAAGGTTAATTTATAAAGATAAAGATGGTAATTGGGTAAATAATATTTTACAAGTAGCCCAAAAAACAGAGGCTTCTTGGTGGGATCAAATAGCTAACAAGACAGGTAAAATTAATGATATTGCTGATGCAACAAAGGCAAGAACAGCTTTTGCTGTAAATGGTAACCATTCTAATGATGCTGTGATTGTTAAAAGATTTCATATGTGGGGAAAAGAAAATAAAATTCCAACCTCAACAGTTCATGATGCTTTTGTCACTAATGCTGCTGATATGTTGAAAGCTAGACAAGCGCTTCGAGAGATTTATGCTGAAATGCTTAAGAAAAATGTTATTAAAATGACATTAGATGAAATGAAAGCAAGAGGTCTTCCAGATGAACTTTACGATCAATATTTAAATGAAGCAATAGAGACAGGATTAATTCCAGTACCTGGTGTTTCAAAAATAAATGGTAAAGTTTTAAAGCTAGAAGATATATTAACTGAAGAAGATATCTTAAAAGAAATACCTCAAGATTTCTTTGATGATAGAGGATGGTATGGTGTGGGTTAATATTACCCCGTTAAATTAACCCAGCGGGAGATCTCTAAAGATTCTCCCTATGAATTTTTAAATAGGATTGTATCCTAAACTATAATGAGTTGTACTCAAAGGAAGATAAAATGACTACTGAAAATTTGGATCAAGAAATTGATCAAAATACGGCTGAAGATACTCAGTTAACAGCTGAACAAAAAGCTGATGGTGATTTAATTTCAAAGCTTGTTAAAGAAGGTATTGAAGAGGCACTTAAGCCTATCAAGTCTAATTTAGACAAAGCTTATGGTGAAAGAGATCGCTACAAAGATCAGCTTGAAAAGATTGAAAAAGAAAAGCGAGAAGCAGAATTAAAGCGGTTAGAGGAAGAAGGCAAGCATAAAGAAGTTTATGAAGCAAGACTCAAAGAAGAACGTGAAGCCAGGGAGAAGCTTGAAAGACAGAATATTGAACTTACTCGTAATATAGAAGTTCGAAATTCTCTTTCTACTTTACAATTTCGAAATGCAAATGCGTTGGAAATGGCGCAAAAAGAAATTGTTGGACAACTTGTTCGAAATGATCAAGGATTTTGGGTTCACCGTTCTGGAATCTCAATTCAAGACTTTGTAAAGGCCTTCGCTGATAACGACGAAAATGCTTTTCTTTTCAAAGTTAAAGTATCTTCAGGTGGTGGTAGTACAAGTTCTACTAGTATTCCTGTTGCTGATGTTAAAAAGAAATCACTCTTTGAAATGTCACAAGAGGAAGTAATAAAACTTGCACAAGAAGGCAAACTAAGAAAAGCCTGAGTGCTTATTGAGGAATTTTTAAATGGCCGTTATTACAAACCTTTCAGGTGCAAGCAACTTTGTACTTCAGGAAGCTCTTGGTGGTTATTCTGACGAAGCCTACACGACTGCTCGTAAGCTTTCGGGTACTGGCATTGTAAGTGGTAACCCGCAAATCGTAACTGACACTGAGACCTTTATCGGTCAAATGCGTTGGTTCAAGCCGTTAACACCTACTATTAACATTGCATCATTAACTGATTCAACTGATGGTTCAGGCACTACATATGCTTCAGATTATCTGACATATGTAAAGACTGTTCGTACGCATGGTGCAACTAAAGTTAATCTTCAGCAAGTTGTAACACAACAAGATGGTCTTGCTAAAATCGGTCGTGATTTTGGTGAAACTCGTGCACAAGATGAGCATAATGCTATTCTTTCTGTACTTCGTGGTGTTGCTCTTGCAGAAGCTCTTAATGGTGCTGCAGCTGGTTCAGGTGCAACAGGTCTTGGTGGTCAAACATTTGACAACGATCCTACTGATAAGAAGTATGGCTTTTATGTCGATCTTGGTTCAGCAAAAGCTGTTATTAATGCTACTACAACTGCTCAAGGTGCTGCCCGTGCAGAAGGTTTCCTGCAAGCTATTGGTATGGCATTTAAAGATTATGAGCCGGAATATGCTTATCTGATTACTTCGCCTGAAATGATGGCTTCGTTACGTTCTGCAAACCTGGTTGATCAAGATCGTGTTGTTGATGGTAACATTATGTTCAACACAATCTTCCAAGGTAAGTTCCGTCTGATTCAAACAAGAGCTTCACAAGGCTTTAGTTCAGCTGAACTTACGAAGATCAACACTGGTGCTGGTGTTGATATCGTTGGTACCAAGACAAGCTTCATCGTACTTCCGGGTGCATTAGCAATGGAATCTCTCATGATTCCTGAGCCTACCGAAATTGAAAGAAAGGCAGCTGCTTACAAGGGTGGCGGTACTACTTCAATCTGGTATCGTTGGGGCTATGTATTGGCTCCGGCTGGCTACAACTGGAATGGTGGCACTGCTGCGTTCCCGTCTGATGCAGAATACATGTATGCTGTTGAAGGTAGCACACCTAAGGCGCTGGCTTCAGTTGCTTCTGGTACGCTGGCTAGCACGACTGGTACATGGGCACGTAAGACGAACTCGGCCTTACAACTTGGTATTCTGCCTGTTTTCCACTCTTAATGTAAAATGGGAATACACTTATGCCAGTTATTAAGGGTACCAATTCTTATGCAACTGTTGCTGAAGCTGATTTATACTTTGCAGATAGATTAGATGTAACAGCTTGGACAAGTGCCGATTCTACTCAAAAAGGACAAGCACTTATTACTGCTACAGCTATTCTAGATGATCAAAGATGGATTGGCACAGCTGTAAGTGATTCCCAAACTCTTTCATTTCCTCGAGATGGTGAGTATTTTGATCCGCGAGTTGGAGCTTCTGTTCTTTTAGAGGGAGTTCCAACTCGTATTCTTACAGCTGTTTATGAACTAGCATACCACTTACTAAATAATGATAATATACAAGATGATACTGGATTAGTTGATTCAATATCAATAGGTGCAATATCTTTAAGTACTATTAGACGACCTAACTTAATACCAGGAATTGTTAAAAGAGCTATAAGACCTCTATTAGATGTTGGAGGCAATTATAGTTGGTGGAGAGCTAACTAATGAGTTATACAAAATTAATTGATAATTCACTTAAATTAGCTTTTACTGCTTTAAAAGATTTAGCAATTGATGGAACTTTTACTAGGACTAATACTACATCTTTTAATTTTCAAACAAATACTGCTAGTAGCACAACTACTTCAGTAACATCTAAGATTGTTATTACTGATATCACAAAGAGATCAGAAAATAAAAATTCAAAGATGAAACAATTGTTAGTAAAATCAAAAGACATTGGAGATATTAAAGCTTATGATAGTGTATTAATTTCTGGTGAATCTTGGCGTATTGGCCCTGTTATAAATGATTCGGGTTTTATTTATTCATTAGAAATCTACAAGGAGGACTAATGAATAAATATCAAGATTTAGAACAAAATATTTTTTCAATATTTGGTAGTGCTTCATGGCAAGCAGAGAATATTAAAACATTTCCATCTAATTTTATTGCATTAAATGTAGGAAGTGAATATATAAGAGTTTCAATTATTCCTTCAGGCGAAGGCATAAATATTAATTCAGTTTCAGGTATATTAATTATAGATATATTTACATCTGCTGGTAGTGGTCCTAAAGCTGCTACTAGAATTGCAGATAAGTTAGATCTATATTTGTCTGGCAAAAAAATTGTCAATACACAGTTCTTTGCTAGTGGATTATCATACTTAGGGTTAGATATTGATAATCGTGCTTTATATAGATCTTCTTATAGTATACCGTTCAAACACTTTGGAGTATTTTAAAAATGGCACATATTTCGACTATTGGCGCTGGTCTGTATTCAGATCTTTCAGTTTGTGTTGACACATCTGAAGCAAACGCAGCATTTGCATCACCTACGGAAGCAAATTTTAAGCTTTGTTTTGCTGCTGAGCTAAATAATGGCGCTACCCCTACAGCATCTACTGGTGAATTTATTCGTATTAAAAACGTAAGGGAATTCCCTGCAATGGGAACGCCTCCGAATATTGTAAACGTTCCGGTATATGGTCAAAAGACTTCTCAGCAAATTCAGGGTCAAGCTGACTCTCCTTCAATGGAGATTACAGTAAACTATATAGGTACTGATTGGCAAAAGACAGCAAACTATCTGGGAAATATGATTGGCGATGGTGTAAGAAGAGTTTTCAGATTTTCTCTGTTAAACAATTCACCGGCAAGCTATGCTTCTAGTGTTGGAGGATTGGGTACAGTTGAAAACAGCCAATACTTCTGGTTTGGTAAGTTTGAGGCTTTACTTGTAAATCCGCAGTTAACGGATGCTAATACAGCCACTGTTACAATCACTGTTCAATCTGATTTCTATGGTGCTTTCACTGTTTAATTAAAATAAAGGGTGTTTTGGTAGACTTAATTGTATGCACCAACATACAGCCCTTTTTATTGGATAGAATAATATGGAAAATAAACCATTTAGTATGGGCTATGTTTTACGTACAACCGCAAAACATATGAGAAAAAGTATTGATATCAGTATTAGAAAAACTTTTGAGAGAGTTGGTGAATTTGCAGATGATCAACAAAAATCTCAAGAAATTTTTCAAACACTATCTTTCTTACATACAATGAGGAAGCAATTAGATGACTTCCAATCTAAACATTCCGACGATTTCAAAGGGGAATAAAATGGCCGTATCTGGCATACAAGCACTTGTTGGTCGTAAAATGACTAAAAGCGTTAAGTTTATGAGTGAAGATGTAAAAATCTGTAAACTTAGTGTTTCTGAAGTTATGGAAATCCAAGACAAGGCAAAAAATATTACAACAGATGATTCTGAAGGTTTTAATCTTCTTAAACATGTAATCAAGTTATCTGTTGAAGGCGCTTCAGAAATTTCTGATCAAGACTTTGATAATTTTCCAATGGATGAATTATCAAAACTTTCTAATGAAATTATGAAATTTTCTGGTATTGCTCCCCAAGGTGAAGCGGGAAAATAAAATTGTCTGATGAAGAGTTTGTTCTATACGAACTAGCTTTTCATTTAGGCAAAACAGCATATGAATTACAAAATGAAATGACTTATGATGAATTCTTAAAATGGATTGATTATTTTGATAGAAGACCTTTTGGTTGGCGTGAGGATTTAAGATTTGCAATGATAATGCAAATAGCAGGTGATAAACGTAAACCAGACCAAATCTATCCTTCACTTGCTGCAATTTTTAAACCTATTGAAAGAGAAGAAAATCCTTTAAAGGGTATTAAAGGTTCTAAAATGTTTGCTGGAATGTTAAGTGCAAAAGGTGGTCATAAATTAGATATATTAAAGGATTTATAATGCCATTAAAAATATCTTTGATAAACATTAAAGAAGAATTTGAGAAATTAAAAGGAAATAGAGCTAAATTAACAAAAGAAGAATCCAAAAAAGCAGTAAAAAATATGATAGGAGATCTTAGAGCTAAAACACCTGTAGATACAGGTCTTGCAAGAGATTCTTGGAAGTCTGAAGAATCCTTAACTGGAATTGATATTAAAAATACAACTGAGTATATTCAATATTTAAACCAAGGAAGTTCTACTCAAGCTCCTGCATATTTTATAGAAAGTGTTGCACTTAGATACGGTGATCCCGTAGGCAAAATTGTTGATGTTGAATAATATACCCAGGATTCTATAATGGATCCTGGGTATAAAATTGAGGAAAGAGAATCATGGCGATTGTACTAAAGACAGTCTCTGATTCAAAACAAGCGCAAGATGATCTTGCAAAGCTTAGAAAATCAGTAGACGGCATAAAAACAAGCACAGAGAATGTTTCAAACTCTTTTAGTAAATTTGCAAAGATAGCTACCTTAGGTTTAGTTGGTTTGCAAGCCTTTAAGGCATTTACTAATCTTTCAGATAGAGCAACTGTTTTAGAAAACAAATTAAAGATTGTTTATAGTGCTCAAGGAGATTTTAATAAAGCTTTAAAAGAAACACAAAGCATAGCTATTAGAACAAGATCTAGCTTAGAAGCAGTAACAAACTTATATTCTAAGACAGCCCAAAATGCTAAGACATTGGGTGCTTCTCAACAAGATGTTGCTAGGTTTACCGAAATCGTAGCAAAAGCTGTAAAATCTACAAGTTCTGGTATTGCTCAAGATTCAGCTGCAATTATGCAGTTAGGACAAGCACTAGGATCAGGTGTACTTGCAGGTGACGAGTTAAAATCAATTTTAGAAAACTCAAGTGGACTTGCAAAAGCAATTGCTGATGGTTTAGGTGTAGGCGTTGGAAAGCTTAAAGAAATGGGAGCTGCAGGTGAAATATCTGGAGTTCGCATGTTTAAAGGGCTTCTTAATCAAGAAAAATTAGTTTTTGATAGATTTGGTAAATTAAGTGCAACTTATTCAGAAGCCTTTGAAAACTTAGGCAATTCTATATTTATTTTATTTGATAAAGTCAACAAATCTATTTCAAATTCTAGAGGTGGTTTTGCTAGTTATATTAACGATATAGCTATTGGAATTTATAAATTTGCAGAGACATTTGATTTAAAATTATTAATACTTAAAAATAAAATAGTATTATTTGTAATTGAAAGTATTAGTGCATTTAAAGAATTAGGTAAAACATTAAATGATTTTGGAATTGCTTTCTCTGAAAAAACAGGGATTGATCTAACTGGATGGACAGCTGCAATTGTTGCAATTGGAGTATTGTTAACTGATTTAGTTGTTATTGGAGCAAATGCAGCAAAAGAGTTAGGTGTAAAATTTGTTCAAAACTTTAAAGAAATTTTTAAAAATGTAAATTTTGATAGTTCATTAATTGATAAATTAAAAGCTATTATTAAAAATGTAAAGCAATTCTTTGAAAAAAGTTTTAAACAAATTGTAAGTAAATTACCAACAATAAATATTGAAAATTTATTTGTAGGTTTTGAAAAAGTAAAAAGATATATTTTAGATTGGTGTACTAAAATTGGACAATATTTTTACAAATTATATGATGATGTAATTGGTAATTCTTATATTCCAGATTTAGTTGAAGGAGTGATTGTTTGGTTTAAAAAACTTTTAGGGGCTCCTGTAAATATTATTAAAACATTTATAAAAATAGTTGGTGGAGCTTTTGCATCTTTAAATATTTCTAAAATTTTTAGGATTGATTCGTTATTTAGCTTTATTAAAACTTTAGGAGTTGTTGCTGTTGTTGTAACAGGTATTGTTGCATTATTTAATAAACTAAATCTTGAAAATTCTTCATTTATAAAATCTTTAAAGCAAAGTAATATTTATAAAAAGGTCTCAACAAAATTAACCTCACCTGGAAAAGTTAAAGATACTTTTGAGACAATTACAGATAATTTTGATAAAATAAAAACTATTTTTGAAAACTTTACAGATAAATTATCTAATATTTTTGAAAGAATTAAAACTTATTTTCAAGGTAAATATGATGCATTTAAAGAAAAAATACAAGTAAAATTAGATGAAAAATATGGTACTACAACTTTATTAAGAACTTTAAAACAGGTATTTGGAGTACAAGACAAAGTTCCTGGAACTATCTTCGGAGAAACAATAAATACTGCTGCTAATGTAGGAAGGCCTGGAATGGCATCAGGCCTTCCTGGTGAAAATATAATAAATGCTTTTCCAAGAGATAAGAGAGTTCCTGCAATTGCAACATTAGTTGCAAGTATTACAGGATTACTGTTTTTATTTTTTGATGGAACTTTAAGAAATGTTCTTATTAGCATATTTACATCAGCTGCTCTTTTGTTTACAGCAAAGATTATAGATGAAGATACTCTTCGTGATTTCTTTTTAAATCTTGCTGATACTTTTCTTAGAATTATTTCAAATGGATTATTTTCAATACTTGGTGGTAGTATTAGAAGAAGAGAAGAGACATTAAAATTAACTAATTTAGATGTAAATAATCAGGCTAATCAAAACATTCAATTAGCGCCTATTCCGCCTGTCTCACTAATGCGCCCCTCTCTGCAACCACAAGCATTTCAAACTAATTTTGAGTGGACTCCTCAAAACAATCAAAATATTTCAAATATAGAAAAGTTTCGAGAAAAGTTTACAGAATTAACATCAAAGTTAAAAGAGTTTTTTGTAACAAATAAAGATAAATTAGCTAAAGGATTAAATAGTGTACAGCTATCATTAACAGATTTTCTTGAATCTTTTAAAAAAGGTGTAGATAAAACAAGTCAATTATTGAGTAAAGTTGATTTATCAAAAGTTGCTGTATTAGATAAACCTTTAGATTTTCTTTCTTTAGCAGCAAAAACAAGTTTATTATTCCCACAAGGAAGAGAATTTGCAGGAAACGTTGCAATAGGTGCAGCAACAGCACCTAATAAAATTGTTGGCACAATTGCTAAAACAATTGAAAGAAGTTTTGTTAAATCAAAAATATCTAGATTGAATGAAAATTTAAAATCAATTCCAGGTACTCTTACAACTGCAAATACAAACAATCAAAAAGCATTTAGAACAACTATTGCCGCTATTGCAAGATTAAGAGATACATCTGGTAATAGAATTGGTAGTGCAACTGCTAGACAAATTATAGAAATAGGCCGTGTTTCTTCCCGAGGCACTGTATCTAGAGTAGATCCAAGATTTACTTCTACAAATCCTTTATTTGCTAACTTACTTAGAACAGCTCAAGCAGCAGCTACAGCTGCTAATAAAAGTCAAACAAATTTAAATAAGGCTACTGAAAAGGAAGGTAAAACAAGAGATGTTTTAGCTAAAGCAACTTCTTCAAAGAGAACTCTTGATAAAAGTATTGGTGATACAAGTAGTGCATTTACTTCAGGTGTTATTGACAGCTTAGCAGGAATAGGTGGCTTTGTAGGCGCTGCTGCTGGTATTGAAATTGGTAACCAAATTGCTAATGCAATGGGTGATGCTGCTCCTGCTTGGCAGAAAATAGGTGTTAGAATTGCTTCGGTAATTGCAGGTCAATCAGCAGGTGCTGCTATCGGTACAGCAGCAGGCTATGGTATCATTGCTGCTTTAGGGTTAATTAAAGCTGCAGTAGTTGGTGTTTTTGCTGCCTTATTTACGACAATACCTGGTATTGTATTATTAGCAGTTGGTGCAGCTGCTTTAGCATTGTACACTTATTGGGAAAAATTACCTGAAAGTTGGCGGACAAGTATTGAAGAATTTGGGGGTAAAATTAAAGAAGGTTACGACTATATTAGGGAAAATGCTCCCGCATGGATCGAAACAACAGTAGGTTGGATCAGTACTGCAGTAGATGCTCTTACACAAACTGTTACTAAATTTATAGAATTTGGAGACAAACTATTAAATGCTTTTTCTAAAATTGGAGATATGATTCTTAACTTTTTAGAATATCTAGGTATTGTTACATATAAACCCGAACGAGAATCACTTATTCAAGATGCTGCAACTAATTTTAAAGTAAAACCAGATATTGAAACTGCAAATCAATATGGTAAAGTTCTTAGACAAAATCAAGTAAGTCGAGATGAGTTTGAAAAAATAGTAGCTACAGTAGCTACAAGGCCTGAAATAAATGCACTTAGGAGAGGCTATGACAATCCTGGATTAAGTGAAGCTGAAAAGAAATATAACAAAGAACTTTATAAAACTTTTGTAGAAGGAGCAGGTTGGACAGCAGATAAAATAGTGGAGGGTGGAAAAGGTCTTGGTGATAGTTTTATTAAGACTATTGGAGAACCCTTTAAGAATTTAGTACAAGGCGCTATTTATAACGCATTTAATAGTCTTAATTACTCTGATTCTTCTCAAAAGCCAACCATATCAGGGTCAGCTCGTTTAAGTACAGATATTCCTACATATCCAGTAGAAAAAGCAACTGGAGGATGGATCAGTGGACCTGGTGGCCCTAAAGATGATAAAATACCTGCTTTACTATCTAATGGTGAATTTGTTGTTAATGCTAAGTCGGCAGGAAAAAACAGAGATTTACTACACGCTATAAATAGTGGAAATGTTCCAAAATTCGCTGAAGGTGGTAGCATTAATTCTGAAAAATTAAAAAATGTTAAGGAAAACTTAGAAATAAAAAATAAAGATTCTGATTTAATTGAAATTATTACACAAGCTACTGCTAATTCAATTGAAAAGGGTAAAGTAGATTTTTTAAATGCTTCAGGTTTTCCATTAGATTTTGATACTACAAGTAAAAGTAGTATAGACGCTTACTTTACATTTTTAAAAGACAATCCTAAAGATTTAGATAGTGCTTTATTTTATCCTTATATTTATGGTAAATCTCTTAAGTTAGCAAAAACCGCAGATCAAGCATCACATATTGCTGCTGTATATAATCATGAAATAGGGCATGCTATGGATTTTGCTGATCTTATCAGAAAAAACTTTTTTGGAAAATATAAATTAAATGATGTTTTAACCGAAAATAATATAGAAGATATTGATAATGTTTTAGGGGCAAAAGATAACATATTACTATCAGAAACTTTTGCAAATAAACTAGCAAGCAGTAAATATGATCCTAATTTATATACAAAAGCTTATTTAGAAACTATTAGATTTAGTATAGAATCTTATGTAAGCTCACAAATAACGCTAGCTGAAATAGATCACCTTAAAAAGATTAAAAAGATTAAAGGTGAATTAGATTTTGAAGATACAGCATCGCTTTTTAGTAAAGCTTTAGAAAAGATATATACATCTAATTATGATAGTTTTGATTTATTAGATGATGGTTTAATAAATAAGTCAAGTAAAATTGAAGATGAAATATTTTCTATAATTAATGTTCCTGCTTTTGCTGAAGGTGGTAAATTAAGTGGTCCTGGTGGGCCTACTGATGATAAAATACCGGCAATGCTTTCTAATGGTGAATTTGTTATTAATGCTAAATCTGCCGCTAAAAACATGCCATTATTGCATGCTATTAATTCAGGTAAAGATACAAGATTTCTTCCAACAGGTGGAAATGCTAATGGTGAAGCTTCTACAACAGTTTTACCTAGTTTGAATGGTGAAGTAAAGGTAACTACTGAATTATCTGGTATGGATACTTTAAAAGCAATTCTTGCTAAAATGCAAAAATTCTTTGCTGATCTTTTACCTGATTTAGAAAGAAGCTTATTAGGTACAAATACATTAGCTCAAGGTAGTACTATTGCAGGACAGTTAAAAGCAACTACTTCTTTAGAATCTAGTGTAGCTTTACTTTCAAAAGCTGCAAAAGGTTTAAATATAACTTTAGACTCTGAATCCCTTAAAGGTGCAAATCCGGCTTTAATGCAAAGTATTGCTACTTTAATAGATCAAGGAAATCAACTTAAAGATGCAGCTGCAAAAGGTGGAGATTCTTTTGAAGGCAGATTAGCTAGAAATCAATTGCAAGAAGTAATTGATAAATTAGCTAATACTTTAAGAGAAGGTGGTATTCAAGCTGGTGGACTAACTGTTGCTCCAGTTAATCTTAAAGATGCTGTTGCTATTATACAGCAAGCTTTACCTAGATTGAATATTACTGAAGATCTTTTTGCAACCTTGCCTCAAGTATTAAGGCAAACATTATCAGATAGTGCAATTGGTATTGCTGGAAAGCAATCTCAACTAGCTACTCTTCCTGCTAATGCCCCTGATACTAAAGCAAGATTTGATGCCTTAGTAGCTCAAATAGATAAAGATACTAATACATATTCTGCTGAAATTGCTAAAGCACTAAATAGACCTTTTCTTCAATATCAAGCTTTATTTGCTACTGTAGGTGCAGATGTATCTGAATTAGCATTTATGGCTATGGATGATATGCAAAGAAAAGCTACTATTGACTTTGCACAAGGTGCTAAAGATGCTTTAACTAAATTAAATAGTGGAGCAGCTAATCTTAATATTCCTGATTTAAACAAAACAATTGAAAAATATCTAGAACAAATACAAGTAAATACAGAAGCATCCTTAGCTAGATTCAAAGGTACAAACACTTTCTTATCACTTAGATTAGGTAAGTTTGGTTTATCATTAGACGAATTTACTGCTAACATGCTTGATAAAATAGAAAGAAATACATTAGAAGAATATTTAGCACAGCTTGAAAAGAAAACAAAAGAAATGAAAGATTTACCAGAAGATCAAAGAAGCCAATTGCAAACAGAGATTACAGGAATTACTGAAAGAGTAGGTCAACTTCTTGCCAGAAATTCTCCACAAAATAATCCTGTTACTGCAGCCGCCGAAGCTTTTGCATCTAATGTCCAAAATTCAGTATATTCAACAGTTGCAGATATCTTTAAAGATCCTACTGATGTTAAAGAAAAATTAGAAGGACTGCTTCTTAATTTTTCTCATACTGTAATTGATACTTTCACTCAAGGCTTATTAGATCCTATCATTGGTGAGAATTCGCCGTTAATGGGAGGTTTAAAACAACTTGGAGCTGGAATTTTCAATTTCGGTCAGGATACCGGTAATGCTCTTGCAGATAATTCTGTAGTGGCTTCCATGGGTGCCGCTGTGACTGAGTTCGGCAAATGGGTGACTCAGCTCCAGACTGGCGTTCCGGGTGTCCCAGGGGCTGCAGGCGGTGGCAGAAGTAACCCTCTCACAGGAGTTGCCGATGCTACCAGAGAAACCGGTGCAGCGCAGATTGACGCTGAAGAGAAGACAAGTGAAACATTAGGGTCAAGAATTACTAATACATTGTTTGGAACTACTGAAAGAACTGTTGCAAGTCTTACTGGTATTGCTGGTATTCTTACAATGTTAGCTAGCTCATCAGGTGGTAAGGCTAAGTTTGATAAAGCAGGTTTTGTACTAGGACTAGCTGGATTAGCCGTAAGTGGCTTCAGTACTTTTAAGCAATATCAAATGGATAGCTTAGGTATTGATATGAGTACACTACCCAAGAAAAGAGCAAGAGGTGGTATATTAAGTTTTGCAAATGGTGGAGCTTCAATGTTCCCTAATGGAAAACTTTCTGGTTCAGGTACTGGTACATCTGATTCTATTGCTGCTTGGCTTTCTAACGGTGAATTTGTAATAAATGCAGCATCAACTAAAAAGTTCTTACCTTTATTAGAAATGATTAATGCAAGTAAATATGCTGATGGTGGTATTGTAGGTAATTCAATGTTATCTACGCCTAGTTATAATCAGCCTAATACTTCAAACTCTTCTAATATGAAATCAGAACAAATATTTAACATCAATATTACTGGTGATGTATCTAGACAAACTAGAACAGAAATACAGAAAATGATTCCTAATATCGCAACAGGTGTTAATTCTCATAACAGAGAAAAAGGGCAGCGTTAACAACAAGGCTGCGTATATGGTATTTTATTTATCTAGCAGCAATTTCTTTGGAGGTTTTAATGTACGGAATTTTGAAATCAAGTGTTGCAGTAAACTCACTTACTGGAAACTTGGACGAGTTAGATTGTGTTTTTACAGCGCCTTTGCAGATAACTAGTAACCAACCCTCTTTTGCAAATGATACAATTAATTTAAAAAGGGTTACGAGTGTTACAAATATTCAAAGATGGGAACTTTCGGCTGGGATAATGCCCACAGAAACTTCTCATGAGCTTTTAATACATACGATATTAAATGCACATCATACGCCTTTTTATATCAGAATGCCTCAGATTTATAGGAGAGGTGTCTATGAATTTGATAACAATATTGCAATAGACGTAAAAGCACAAGCTTTAGCAGGTACTAGTACAATTACTATTGATGATCCTACTGGATTGTCAGATTGGGGAACTAGAATACTGCCTTTAGGAGAGTTTATTAGATTTGCTAATCACAGTAAAGTTTATTTAGTAACCAATAGTGTTTTGTCTAGTGGACAAAATATTATTACTATCGCTCCTAAGCTAGTGATTACTGTTCCTGCAAATACAGATGTCTTTTATGACAAAAGAGTTGCAATGCGTGCTTACTATGATAAAGATACAAACCTAGGATTAAGTTATCAAGATGGTATTCTTACTGATATAATTACAGTAAGGATGGTTGAAGCTTTATGAAACATGTAACATTATCAGGAAAATCAACAGTTGTTTCTGAAGAAGAATATTTACGAAATATTCAATTATTTATGGAAACTTATAAAAACTTTCCAATAGAAGCTCCTCGACTAACTCATACATTTGCTAATGGCATTTATATAAGAGAAATATTTCTTAGAGCAAATACACTATCTATCGGTGCAATACATAAAAAAGAAACTGTAAATATTTTATCTAAAGGCTCTGTTAAAATCTTAATGGAGAATGGTGTTAAAGTACATAAAGCATCTTCTGTATTTGTAACACCACCTTATACACAAAAAGTTGCTTTAGCTCTTGAAGATAGTGTATTTATCAATATAATGCATACAGATAAGAGATCTGTAGAAGAAATTGAAGATGAATGGGTTATTGGAGGTTCTAAAATATTATTTGGAAATGATAATGAAGAACATAAGAAAATGAGGCTCAAAAATGAAAAAATTAAGTTCATTAGCTCTTGATTTTATAGAAAAAGGTTTTTATAGTACATTTCACTTATTAGATATTACTTTTGGACAAACAGAATATCATATTACTACTTTACCTTATTCTGTTACCGTAATAAATGATTATATAAAAACTTTTGTAAATTATAATGTTACATTTACAAACTCAGGCGGATTAATGGCAGTTGATCAGCCAAAAACTTCAACATCAATTGATAAGAGCACATTTAAGCTAAAATTTGCTGATAATGACTTTATATTTAGACAATACTGTGATTCTGCCTCTTCTAATGGTAAAGTTAGATTTAGAGCAGGCTTTTTAAATACAATGACTGATAGTAATGGTAATCCAATTAGCGTAACAAGTTCTAATGGAACAACCTATTTACCGTTATCTCCTATATTAGATCCTGCTGACTTTGTATTGCTTTATCAAGGTGCAATTGATAAACCAACATATATGTTATCAGATGAATCAGGTATTATTTTTGAATTAGAATGTTCTTCACCAATGGCAGCCTTGGATGCTACAAACTCTTTTTATACAACAACAATGTCATTGGCACAACGATTGCCACCTAGCGTTGTTGATACTTGTTTTGAAGATATTACACTAGGAGGAAGAACGCAAGAGTTACGTTGGGGTAGAAATACTCCAAATAGTTGAGGATATTATATGTCATTTACAGTTGTAAGTTTTGTTGTTAGTGTTGTATCATTTGTATATAGTACAGTACAACAAATAAAAATGGTTAAAGCTCAAAATAAAGCAAGAAAAGAAGCACAAGCAAGAGCAGAAGCTGCAAAGGGATTTCAGTTTGTAGAAGAAGGTGAAGCGAGATCTGTTTATTTACCTTTTGGTAGAAACAAAGTAGGCGGAACTAGAGTTTGGTTTAATGTAAATACTAGATATGCTTATGCAAATCCTCCTACAGAAGCTCCAACAACTTCTTTAATTCCTTTAGTTTCAAAAGTAACAGCAGGCGGAACTGTTGTTGTAAATAATATTTCTAATACATCGTACACAATTGAAAAAACAAGTACCAATAATAGCTGGGATGTTGCTGTAACCTCTGAAATTTCTTATAATGAAAAATTAATAGTATCCTTTAGACCAGGCTATAACAGTGCAAGTGCTAAGCAATATGATGTTGGCTTTTCTACAGACAATTCTTTAACAGGTCCTGTAGATTATGGCTTTAAATTTGATGCAACTGGCGTAAAACCTTTTTGGTATAATGGTACAGCAATACAATTTGGAACTCTTATATCTTCCTTTGCTGTTACAGATGAATTTAAAATAGAATATGCCATTGGTACTCAGAGTTATGGTAATTCTGTTCAACCTGTCGGTAATGTAAAGTTTTATAGAAATAATATTGAAGTAGGAACTTTTGGAACGTCTACTACTACTGCTAGTCTTTATGCTCAAAGGTATGGAGGCTATTGGAGCAACCTTTCAGGAATTAGTGGTACAAATGCTGGATGGATGGATTTATCACTAAGAGCTAACTTTAGTGCATTTGTAAAAATGAAATTTTATTCAACAGGAAGTAAGATAACAAATTTAAATTTTACAACACAAAAATCACCTTGCACCGTTTTCTACGCATCTAATACTCCAAAAGATGGTCCAGGAATAGGTTGGCGGTTAGTTAATAGTGATCCTACTTGGGTTAGTGGAAGCTGGAGTTTAGTAAATCAACCGTATAACTCAACTACAATGGGGCCAGAGCCTTTATATGTAAACAGGAAAAATACTGAAAAGTGGATGGAATTTCCTAAAACAGTTTCAGGTACAACAACTACCTATACAGCTCCAAAAGAAGATCATATCTATATCACAAGAAGAGTTACAGGCTACGATGGGGCTACTCCTTTGTATGCTGAGAGCTTAAAAGGAAATGGATCTGGAGCCGCTCAAACTTTTTCAGTGTATGGTGTAGATTTTCCTGCAAGAGAAAGAGGCGGTATTAATAACTTAGGTGCTAATGATGGCTTGCCTACAGACAATGTTTCTAATGCAAACGAATTTTTCTTTTTGCAACAAGAAATATCTTTTGCTGGAATCAATAGAATAGTCTATCCTTTTATTGATGAAAGGGCCATTGATGTTCCTGATTTTACATTTGGACTAATGTTATATTATTATCCTGATGGAGATCAAGTTTGTCCATTAGCAAACGCTAGCTTTACAAATCTTCCAATTGGTTATCAAGGTAAGCAAGTAAGTACAAAAAATGGAAATAGACCTAATGCAAGATTTTCTAAAAATGCTTACTTTACAGGTGTCTTTAAGCTAAATAGAACTTCTCCTCAATTTAATGGCACTCCAAATGTTCAAACACTAATTGAGGGCTTAAAGGTAAGAGATGTTGCTAAGTTAGATTTCTTTGGAACGTCTTATATTGGAGAAATTGAAGAAAAATCTTACTCAAATAATCCGGCTAGAGTATTGTTAGAGTACCTTAGAAACGAAGATTATGGAATGGGTCTTGAAAAAGAACAAATTGATTATGAATCATTCTATCAAGCTGAAAAAATATGTTCAAGAATTGTAGTTAATAACTATGCTAAATCTAGTAATTTTTGGTCTATGCTTGTAGAACCAAGACATATTAGACTATTTGAATGTAACTTAACACTAGATACTGCAAATTCATTTCGAGACAATATTGAAAAAATATTAGATACAATGTATCTTGCTGATTTGATTTGGTCTTCTGGAAAATATAAGCTTCAGCTTTCCTATCCTAGATTATGGAGTGCAGCTGATATTTATGAAACAGATGAAGTAGTACAAGTAACAGATACTTCAGGGTTAACTCCAAAATTAAGATTATTTAAATCTCTTAAAAATCCAAATCAAAATAAAAATCCTTTAACTAGTGCTAATGTTGGTTATGATTATGAAAATCCTTTATCTACTGAATATTGGATTGAAGACGTAGTCGTAGCTGAAATAACAGATGATGACCTGCTATCCGGAAATGATGTACAAATAAGCTGGCCATCAGTAGATAGTAAACTAAATTATGCTACTGTACGCTATTTAAATGAAGATTTAGAGTTTAAAGAAGATGTAGTTCATTGGCCTGAAAAAGAACCTAGCTTATTTAATTTAATGTATAGTGGCTACCAAGTAAGTATATCAACAACCAATAATAGTAAAAATATTACATTTACAGCAAATGGTAGTCCAGCTCTTTTCATATTACCTGCTTATACAATTCTGTATACATCTTCAGGAACAATGATTGGACAATTAGCTCAAAAACTGGTAGGTAATGGCACAGGGATTTTGCTAGAAAATGCAACTGCGACTAGTACTTATACTAATTGTAAATATATTCAAGATGTTGTATATCAAACATATTTAAATGAAGACAATCAAAAAAGACTAGAAGCAGATTTCTTTGAAAATGGTGTAACCGATTATCCTCATGCCTTAGCGGTAGCTGAACAAAAAGTAAGAGCATCTAGAAGTACTGTTGTATATTCATTTAAAACAAATATTAGATTATTTACGGTAGAACCAGGAGATATTGTAGGGTTTGAAAGTGAGGTTTATAATATACCTCATATATTATTAAAAATCACTTCTATCGAATCTGAAGAAGGTGGTATTCTTACTATTTCTGGTTTTCAGTTTGATGCTAATTTCTTAGCATGGAATGTTAAAGATACTGTACTTACTTATCCTATTCAGTATTATGAACAGAAAAGTATTGGACAAGCTTCTGATTTAACAATCATTGAAGGTAGTACCGTTGATGGAACTTCTTATTATACGTTAAAATGGACAGGAACAGCTGATGCTCGATCTTATTTGATAAAATATACGGCTGATAGCATTGCAGCAGTTACTTCTACAACTATTTGGCAAGACTTAGGTACTGTTAGGGCTAATGCATTAGGAGATTACACTCCGTTAGAATTTAGAATTCCACCTATTGATGGTACTTACACAATTGCTGTTGTAACTGTAGATTCTAGAGGTGCAATATCTGAATGGTTAGATTTAGATAAGGGAACTTCTTGGCCTTTAATTAGATATACTTTTTCAGATAGATTCTTCTATTCTAGTATTTCTTCTGTAAAGTTTTCAGGACCAACTATTTTAAATCAAGTGCCTCCAAATGAACTTGACGTTATTGCTATTTCAGCCAAGGTATTTGGAAAAGATCCTAATTCAGAATATGTAGATAATCTAGTTTATAGATGGAAAGATATTACAAATCCTCCTGGATTCTATATCAATACAGCTGTAAATAATGATCCTGCTGTACCTGTTTCAGGAAGTGGAACAAAAAAATATGGATTAAGAAGCCCAGCAGCTGTTACAGCTGATGCTACACCTACTCTTGCTGAAATTGGTGTTAATCTTCCAACTGCAAATGCATTTACAGCAAATGGAAAAGCACTTGTATTAACAAATGCAGCAGTAGTAAGTTCAGCTGTATTTCTTGTAGAAATTAAAGATACAATAACTAATTATATTTATGAAGCTACAATATCTGTGAGTGATAATGATGATCCCTATACTGTACAAATATTATCAAATACTAGCAATAAATTTGCTAATAATGAAGGAACGCCAAAATTATTCTGGCCTGATATGTACTATAAAAGTCAAAATTTAACTAATTTAAAAGGATGGCAGTTTAGATATTTATTAAATACATATAGTGGACTTCCTGGTGGATTTTTAAGAAAAATTGGCGGAGTACCTACTTCAAAAATAATTACTAGCAACACTGTATATAATTCATTAACACAGTCGTTTACAATAACTCTCAGTACTAGTATTACATTAGATGAAAATGATTTAATAAAAGCTGTAAATAACGTGAATAATATTTTTATGTTTTTCAAAGTAAAAACATCTATAATAAATGGAACAATAATTACATTAAAACATACAGCTGGTATTTATCCTGCTGATACTGTTTACGAAAATATGTTTCAAGATGGGAAAATCTTTATATGTGTAAATACAGGATTAACTGCGGGTGAAATTTTAGTAGATGGTTTATTAGACAATACTAAGATTGCTCCACAAGATTTTTCAATTTCTGTACACCCTGATGAAATTGATTTTCAATCTCAAATCAGGATTTTGGCTTACAAACCTTCTCAATATGATTTAGAGGTCTTAGGATAATGGCTAATTTACTTGTTAGTTCAGGACAAACAACAGTTTTAGATGAGTTTGACTCAACTGTTGCTTATGTAAAATGGATATATTCAGATACTGCTAATGGTATATCGCAAACATACGATAGCTCAGCAAATCCCCAGTTTAATCCGAATAGAAATACAGGTGCTGGTGGAACTGCATTAACTTTAACACCAAAGATTTATATTGCAGGTACTTCGGGCGAAGTAGAGCAAACTGGCACTATTACAATTAGTAGCGCAAAATGGGGTACAACTGTTGGTGGTTCAGAGTTAAACGGAACTCCAGCAACGCCCTCTTGGGCTGTTGGTATAACCTCTGTAGTTACAAATGCTCCAACTTTAAGCATAGCAAATAACTTAGTTGTAGACGCTACTACAAAAATAAGAACAATTTATTTTGAAGCAATATATACTGATCCTAGAACGAGTTTGCAACAAAAAATACAAATAGCAATACCTTTTACACTAACAATATTAGGTACAAACGCTACTTATATAAAGTTTGTTGGAAACGATACTGTAGTTCCGTCAGTAGATAGCTCAACTGGAAGCATGAATTATGGATGTGTAGGTGCAGAACTTTACAGAGGTGGTGCTAAAGATACTACAAATTTAACATACAAGTGGTTTGCATATCCTTTTGCAGCAAGTGATCAGTTAGATCATAACAACCTAGATGTAGCAAAAGGTTTTTGGCGATTTAAAAACAGTACTGCAGTTCAAAACAGTGATTTTAATGATACCACTAACTTATTAGCAACGGGTGGACAGGTAATCACTGGTAGTATAAATGCAGTTTCAATTTATGCTCCTACAGATGGTACAGCATCAGATGCAGCGGCTGTAGTATTTTATGATGCTGCAGTAAATGGAACTTTATTATTAAAATGTGTAATTACAGATTCATCATTAGGAGACACATATGATGGTTATATAACAATACGAGATAAGACAGATCCTGTAAGAGTAGAGGTCAGATCAACAACGACTACTTCTTTTAAAAATACAAGCGGTTCAACATATTTATATCCAGTTCCCTTTAGAGGTAGTCGTGTTTGGAACTTAACACAAAAAACCACATCATTTAAATGGAGCTATATAACAAATAGTGGTCAAAGAGGAGCAGCTGTTCCTGATACCACACGTGTAGCTACTATTTCTTCTCATACAACAGGTGCATCAGCAGTATTTACATTAGGTACAGCATTTACAGCTTCAGTTGGTGATTTGGTAAAAGTAGTCTTAGGTGCAAGAGAAAGATATTATGTTGTAGCATCTGGTGGTGGTACTACATCAATAACAATTGATTCAACACCAACAGTAGAATATACATGGCTAGATACTTCAGCTACTGGACAAGCATATCCGCCTCAAGCAACAAGTGACTTTGCTGGTGGGAAAATGTTTTGGTGTTCTACTCAAGCAAATCAAGGTATCGTAACAAGGCAATTAACTTTAGATACTGGCGCAACTGATTACACGTTAAGTGGAACTACTGCGTGGACACCAGGGACTTTAACATTTACATGTACAGTATCTGTAACTGGTCTAGCAGCAGGAGATATAATTAGAGTAAAAGCGGCCTCAGGAGGTTTTTATCGATATTACGAAGTAGCATCAGCTAGTACTACAAACGTAGTTGTAAGGTTACCAAAAGATTGTACCAAGCTTTGGCTTACTAAAGAAGATGACAATACAGCACCTACTGTTGCAGCAAATGCTTATTTTCCAGTAAGTAATGCATCAATGTTAAGTGGAAAACTAAGACGTATAACAACCGCAGATGCTACCGCTGGGCCTGGTATTTTATTAACAGCTGATTCTATGGCAGTAAGATCATTTTTACAATGCGATTATTACGCAGATGACGTATTAAATAGTGTAAGTTGAGGTTACAATGGCAAATATATTGACAAGTAGTGGTCAAACAACAGTAGTTGATCTGTCCGATGATGTTACAATGGTACTTACAAAAGAAGCTTTTGTTGTACCTACTGACTCTAGTGGAAATAGTGGAGTGTTTACCAATGCTGTTACCACTGCCTCAGTATATTTAGGTACTGTAGATGATACAGCAAATTGGACATTTACTAAAACAGAGAACAATACAACTACAACACAATCAGGAACTTATAACCAAATTTATACAATCTCAGCTTTATCTCAAGATACTGGTGATGTAACAATTACGGCAACTAAAAAAGGTACGACTTTAACTAAAAAGTTTTCTTTATCCAAAGGTAAACAAGGTAATATTGGACCTACAGTATCTTTAAGTCCTAATAGAGAAGCTGTATTTACATTTACAGATGGTACTGCTAGCTTATCTACAGATATTATATTTACAGCAGTTTGTACAGGAATGACTGGGCAAACATACCAATGGTCTAAAGATGGCACTAATACCGTAACAACAGCAACTTATACATTAACTTCTGCTGCTTTTGGTTCAGCATCTGGAGCAAGAATTAAATGTATTGTTACTTATAATTCAATTGCTTATGAAGATACTATAAATGTAGTTAGATTAGATAAGTCAACTGCTGCTGCAGGCGCTACTAAAAATATAGTTACAACTGGAACAAGCGCACCATCAACTCCCCAAAATGGAGATATTTGGTATGATACAACTACTGGAACAAAAGTTACAAAATATTATATAAGTGGAGGATGGGTTGAAGGTGAAATTTCTGCTGCAAAATTAGTAGCAGGCACAATTGGTTCTCATACTATAACTTTAAATGATGTAAATTCAGTAATACAATCAAGTACTTTTAGATCAGGTACAACTCTTTCTTCTGTTCAAATTACAAGTATTGCTGGTGCATTTCAATGTGCTACAACCACATTATATGCAGGTATGCTTGTTACAATAAGTGGTACATTAGGAGGCACTGGTGGCATTACAGGATATACTAATCCAACTACATATAAAATAAGTACTACAAATGGAACTACAACATTTACATTGACAAAACAAGATGGAACAGCAATAGTAACAGCAATTGGTACACCTACTGGCTTAACTTATACTTTATATTATGGTTGGCAAATAAAAGGTAATGGAAATGCTGAATATACTAATGTTACAGTTAGAGGTCAATTAAAAACTGGTGATACTGTCCTATTTGATACAGGAGATGGTGTAAGAATATTTGGTAATGCTAATCAAGATAATTATTCTATTGGTGATACAACCACCGGTGGAGTAGATTCTACTTATGGAAATAATAATTTAGCTTTTGGACAATATGCTTTACAGTCTCCACAAGTAGGTACGTCAACTAAATCCAATAATGTAGCAATAGGCACTAATGCTTTAAAAAGTTTGGCCAGTGTAAACGCGTTAGGAGGCAGTAACGATAATATTGCAATAGGAAGAGATACAGGTCCCTTAATAAAAAAAGGAATAAATAATATTCTTCTAGGAAAAGATGTACTGAAGACTTATACATCAAATGTTCAAGTAACTGGACAAACCTTGATAGGATCGGGGACCCTTAGTTTAGCCACTAGTGTTTCAATTGGAAATACTGCTATAGGTTATCAAATACTAAATAATTGTACTTCTATAGGTAGCTACAACATACTAGTTGGTTCAAATATTGGAGATGTGGCTACTACAGTAAGTTCTGGTTCTGTATTTATAGGAGCAAGTATTAATTCATCTAGTACTTATTTACCTGGTTACTCTGTTTATATAGGTCAATCTTCCGGGTCTTCAGCTCTTACTGCGGGGTTTAAATATAATACTTTTGTTGGTTCGCAAGCTATAGGAATAGATGACTGTAGTTCAGCTATTGTAATAGGAGCTAATGCTACTGGTACATCTAGCTCTATAGTAATAGGAAATGGCGCAGGTAACGTTACGGGGTTTGGAGGAACCTATACTGGAACTAATAATATAATAATAGGCTACAATTCTGGAACTAATGTTACTTCTGGTAGTAACAACATTATTATAGGAAATGCTTTAAGTGCTCAAACAGGTAGCGGAACCAATAATATTGATATTCTTACTAACTCTGGCACTGCTGGTATTCAATACACACATTCAAGCGCTACATTAGCATTAAAAGCAGCTAAACTACAAATACCAACTAATACTAGTGCAACAGCTCCGTCATTATTCTTTGAAGGAAATCCTAATACTGGTATTTATCAATCAGTTACAGGTAGAATAGATTTTACAGCTAATGGTGCATTAGCATTAAGTATTACACCTGGTACAAATAGACCTGTTTATATTCCTGGCATACTTACAATCAATACTGAATTAAACTTTCCTGGCAGCTATTTAACAGCCAATTCTTTAATTCAAATGCATAGCCAAACTGCTGTAAATGCTGGTATGATAATTGGTTTTTGGAATAGTGCTGCTACAGGTTCAGGTAATATTGAATTTGTAAGATCAAGTTCTGCATCAGGTATCAATACATACGGAAACGTTGTTGTAAATAATGCTTTAGGTAATATAAGATTTTCTGGAGCATTAAGTTCAGCATTTGTAGAAGCAGCTAGAATAAGTTCTAAAGTAACCGCTGTAGGCGCTAGTTTTGTAGGAGCTAACCTTGAATTTTATACAGGATCTTCTACAGCTGCTCCAACAGTAAAAATGACAATTGATGAAACAGGATTGCTTACTACTAATAGTAATATAGGCGGAGGAGGCACTGCTAACTTCCTTAGAGCAGATGGTACATGGGCTGCTCCTTCAGTAGGAGCTGCAGCAGATCTTACTGGTGGCTTGTTAGGTTCATTGCCTTATCAAAATGCTGTAAATGATACTACATTCTTAGCTGGTAATACAACTACTACCAAAATGTTCTTGAATCAAACAGGAAATGGTACAATAAGTGCTGCTCCTGTTTGGAGTGCTATAGCTAAAGCTGATGTTGGATTAAGTAATGTTGAAAATACTGCACTATCAACATGGGCAGGTTCAGCAAATATAACAACAGTAGGTACAATAGGTACAGGTACTTGGCAAGGATCTTTAATAGGATCTACATATGGGGGTACTGGTGTAAACAATGCAGGAAGAACACTTACAATAAGTACGAATAGTGGTACTTTAAGTTTTACAAATGCTAGTACAACATTGACAATAGCAAATACTGGATCTATTTCAGGAACTAATACTGGTGATCAAACTATAACGTTAACAGGTAATGTTACCGGAAGTGGTACTGGATCATTTGCTACCACTATTGCTGCCAATGCCGTTACTTTAGCTATGATGGCAGATGTAGCAACGGGTACTGTATTTTATAGAAAGACTGCTGCTACAGGTGATCCTGAAGTACAAACATTAGCTACACTTAAGACTGATTTAGGCTTAACTGGAACAAATAGTGGTGACCAAACTATAACACTAACAGGCAACGTTACTGGTAGTGGTACAGGTTCTTTTGCTACGACAATTGCTGCTAATGCTGTTACCCTTTCTATGATGGCTCAAATGGCCACTGCATCTTTCTTAGGAAGAAATACAGCAGCTACAGGAAACGTTGAAGTATTAAGCACCGCAACAGCAAGAACAATGCTATCTATTGGTAACGTAGAAAATACAGCTTTATCTACTTGGGCAGGCTCTGCTAATATAACTACTGTAGGTACAATTGGAACAGGTACTTGGAATGCTACTGTTATTGCTGATAATAAGATTGCTTCAACATTAACAGGCAAGACATATAATGGACTTACTTTAACAGCAGCTGCAACCGGCTTTACAATAGCTGGTGGTACTACATCTAAGACATTAACTGTTTCAAATACATTAACATTTACAGGTACTGATGCTAGTTCTGTTGCTTTTGGTGCTGGCGGAACAGTTGCATATCTTGGTGGAACTAATACTTGGACAGGGGCTCAAACCTTTTCCGGATTAGCTACTTTTTCAAAAGGAGTTAATCATGGAAATGAACACTTTCCAACTTATAAAATAAACTTAGATTTTGGAAGTGACGTTGCTGGTACTTGGAGAAGAATAGTAGTTGCTTCATTAGCTAATATTAGCTTTTCTACAGTAGGTTTTAGAATACGAGTTGTAGATCCAAATGCAAACCATGCTACTACTACTTCTGTTAACGCTGACTTTGAAACTTACATGGTTGCATGTATACGTACCGAGTCAACTACTGCAGATACTCCTGACAATTGTGTAGTTAGAGGACCGAGTGATAGGATACGTGCTGTTAAAACTGCAGTAGGTTCTTATGAAATTCAAATACAAAATCAGTTTGCAAATACAGAATATCAAATAGAGATAGATTGTTACGCGAATAATGGGTCGCATACTATAACGTATGAAAGTGGAAGCACAGTAGGATCTACTGGAACAGCGCAGTATACAGCAACCGTTGGATCTAGTATATTTTTCACAGAAAGACTTACAGCAAAGGGTTCCATTACAGCGGATGGGGGAGCAACTTTTACTGCTGGTCAAACCGTAGCATTTAATAATACTGCTGCAGCCCCGTTTACAGTCGCATCTACTATTCAAGTTACTAATTTAAATGCTAGTCAATTAGCGGGTAACTCTATAGGAACAAGTGGAGCAACTATTCCGCTATGTAATGGTGTAAATACTTTTAGTGGTAATACTATTTTTAGTGGAGGTACTGTAACTGTAGGAACTTCTACGGGAAGTGGGACTTATGGTTTAGGCACTGGAGCTACCGTCAGTGCTGCAACAAAAACTATAAATATTGGTATAAGTGGAGTATCTGGTTCTACTACAAATATAAATATTGGTAGTGCCACTTCGGATACTACTACAGATATATACGGTATTTTAGAAGTTCTTGCGGCACAAACAGGAGGAGTAGCGAGTAACGGTTTAATTAAGATTCATAGTAAAGACTTTGGTACAGTACCTGCTACAATAACTCAAGGGGCTTTTAATATATCAACACCTTGGCTTGTTATTAATTCAGGTACGAATGTCAATTCTTTTGTAAGTATTCAATCAGCAAATAATGCATATACGTGGAGTTTTGGTAGTGCAGGAGTTTTAAGTGCTCCCGGAAATATTAGTACTACAGGACAGCTAGTTAGTACTGTAACTACTGGAACTGCGCCTTTATCAGTTGTATCTAATACAGTTGTGCCTAATTTAAATGCAAGTTTATTAAGTGGAAATGCAGTAGGTACCTCTGGTGCTGCTATACCGCTACTTAATGCTACAAATACATTTTCTGGACTTACTACATTTTCAAATGGAATAACTGTATCTGGTGCTACAACTACTCTTACTACTGGTACAGCAACAGTTGCACCTCTAACTTTTGCTTCTGGAACTAACTTAACTACTGCAGCGGCTGGCAGAGTTGAGTATGATGGTAGTTTCTTCTATGCTACTAGAGAAACTACTTCTGGAAGAGGTAGTGTAAGTATAAACCATATACGTAGATTAGCAGCAAACGGTACGGCAATAACTACTCCAGCAGCTAACTTTTATGGTGCTACAAGTGCTATAAACTTAGCTGCAAGTTCTGTTTATGATGTTGAGTTTCATGTTTATTTTACAAAGACTACTGCAGGTACAGTCACCTTTACTTTATTGGCGTCTTCAGCACCTACTTTAATCTTTGCTCGACTCATAGGAACTCCAGCAACTGGTGTAGGAGCCGGAACACCTCAATCTTTAAGTACTTCTTCTCAAAACCTTGCAAGCATAGCTTTTGGAGCTACAGCTAGCTTATCAGCTGGGGTTAACCATGTATATTTTATAAAAGGAAAAGTACATACTAACTCAGCTACAACATTTAACTTACAAATAGCTTGTAGTGCGGGTAGTGCTACCCCATTAACGGGAAGTTACTACAGTATTAAACGAATATCAGCTACTCAAGGTAGCTTTGCATAACATAGGAGAATAATATGGCAAATTATCAAGAAACGTCTGTAGTAGGTACTGCATGGCAAAGATGTTATAAAGTTGAACTTAGAAACCCAATTCAAGGAGATAAGTTAGCAATATTTCTTGAAGAGGAAGCGATTGATTTAGGAAATGGTAAAATGATAGTAGAGCCAAAAGGAGCTTTACAAGAATCATTTTCTGATCCCTCTCGAGTTATAAATATACTTGATCCAGTAACAGGACTTCCAACAGGTGAAGAAATTATGTATCAAGACCTTTATAATATTCTATATTCATTATATATGCAATTGGCTGTAGCTAGAGATCAGGCGGTAGTGCCCGAAACTGGCCCATAAACAGCCGGAGTGTGCCCGTGTGCCAGGGTAAGTGGTAACCCATTATCCTGGCCATGGGCTGACTCTGCGTCTGTCTCTGTGGCCCCTGGAAGTGACTATTTTCAATAGTCTAAAAATTAATACAGGAGTATTAAATGTTAATAATTACGCCTAAAGAATCTTTAGCAATTTCGCTTGGACAAGCACATAGTACAACTGCAATGAAAGTATTTGTATCAGTAATTGATAAAATATCCTTAGATGGCAGAATACCGTCAATTCAAAAGAGTTTTAAGGCAGATACAAATGGTACAACTAATGTTACAATCTGTCCAGCGCCTCTTGAAGTTCCTGGGCGAGCAATTGATTTCCTTAGTGTACATAATATAGATACAGTTACTCATAACACAAAAATAAAAATTATTTCAAATGGAGATGAATTTATTTTAGCAAGTATGGCTATAAATGCTGGACATAGCTTGCACTATACTCCAGAAACCGGCTTTGTTGAAATTGTTCAGTGATTATCCTATCCCGTTAAATTAACCCTAGGACTGCCCCCTTTATTATTGTAATTTATAGGCAGTTTATTCATTAATAAGGAAAGAGATATTATGTCTTATACTATTGTATTGGATGAAAAAGAAGTTCAAAGTATTATAGATGCATTAGTCGAAAGACCTTTCAAAGAAGTAAATGTACTTCTTAATAAGGTTGTTGGTCAAGTTCAAGCACAACAAAAAGAGGCTAACGATGCTTCCAATAGTAGCAACCTTACTCAGCCAGGGACTTAATCTTTTAGGTAATGCTGTATTAGCTAAAGGTAAAGATTGGGTATCTGAAAAGACAGGTATTGATCTCTCAAAACCTGAATTAACTAGTGCTGACTTTACAGCATTACGCCAGGCTGAAATGGATCATGAAGAAGAGTTAATCAGACTTAGACAGAATGATGATCAGCTTTCTTTACAATATTTACAAGAAGGTTTAGCCTCAGATCAAGATGCTCGTAATATGCAAGTACAAGCATTAAGTCAAGAAGATACTTTTAGTAAAAGATTTATTTATTACTTTGCAATAGCTTGGAGCACATTTTGTACTATTTATATTTTAGGTATTACATTTATAGAAATACCTGATGCTAATGTAAGATTTGCTGATACTATTCTTGGCTTCTTACTTGGTACTATAATAGCACAAATGTTTTCATTCTTCTATGGTTCTAGTAAGTCTTCTCAAGGTAAAGATAGAATGTTATCTACTGTTATCAATGAGATGAAAGGTAAAGTGTCATGACTCTTGGAGAAGAGCAAGAAGCTTTCTTTGAAGATCTTTTAAGATTAGGCGCTAAAGCTCTTAAACTTGGTTATAAAATTCGTGGTGGTGAATTACAACGAACTTTAGAACAACAAGAGATTTATGTAAAAACTAAGAGATCAAAAACTTTAAACAGTAGGCATATTGATAAATGTGCTATTGATCTTCACTTTACAAAAGATGGAAAGCTTTGTTATCCACAAGAGCTAGGTGATTTCTGGGAATCATTAAACCCTAAGAATAAATGGGGTGGTAACTGGAAATCATTTAAAGATCAGCCTCACTTTGAAAGATCACGATAATAAAAATAACCCTGTCGGATGCAAATCTGGCAGGGTTTATTTTGCGGAAATAAGGGTATCTTATATGAAGATAGGAATCTCTCCTGTCTCAATCAGTCCAAGTGGACAAAGGAGAACAATCGTGACTAAGCTCAAAGACATTGTGCACAATTGTCTTGTGCATCCCATCTTGCCCTTTTTGCCCCTGAGATGGGCAGCAAGAGTGCATGACTACAATGCCCGCTGGGCATATGGAGAATAGTAGATTGTAGCAGGTTGCTTATCTAACAAGGTAGGCAACATGATACAATTTCGTATCACAAAGGAGGACAGAAATGTCACAGCGCAAATGCGTACTGTGGCTGTCGCGTCACGCTTTGACTGAAGAGCAATTGGTTGCTCTCAAAGCGTACCCATGCTGGAGTGGCGAAGAGATTGATGTAGTTAACGTGAACTTCACGTTTGCTGCACAATCTCATGCTGCACTCGATCAGCTGATCGAGCTGATTGATGAGCATGGTGCTGACATGGTTGCTGGAGTCTTTCCAGCGCACATTGCTGTGCGTTACCTCAAGCAGAGGGAACAGATACGGTATCGTAGTAATGGCAAATACTTGCCAGAGCTTGCGTTGCCGGTGTCTGTTCCTGCCCCTGCAAAAGAGGGAGAACTGCGCGGCAATGGCTTTACATTCTCCCACTGGGAGTTTGTAAGCTAGTCAGTAGACAGCCGGACTTCGTAAGTCTGTTACTCAATACGGGCGAAGGGCCAGCCGAACGGCCCATCCTATTTACACGAGGAATTTAAATGAAAGTACTTTGGAAGCGGTTTGTAAAGTGGCTTGCTCGAGAAGAAATCGAGAAAGCGTACCGGGATGGGTACTACCAGGGTTACTCTGGTGGTGCCTTCTAAGGAACCCTTCGGGGTTCCTTTTCTTATTTTTTTTTTTTTTTTTTTTTTTTTGAGGATGTTAATAATGAAGTTGTTTGTAATTTTATTCTTAATCTCCTTAAAAGCTTTTGGAGATACTGACACAGATTGTTTAGTCAAAACACTCTATGGTGAAAGCCGTGGAGAAGGCATGATTGGTTCACTTATTGTAGCTAAGGTAATTTTAAATAGAGCTAAATTAAGTGATTCATCAGTTTGCGAAGTAGTACAAAAAGACAGTCAATTCGATGGTTATCAGAAATATAAAAATAAATTTGTACCTATTGAGTTTTATATTACAGTAGAAAAGTGGATGTTGTTTATTGATGCTGTTCCAAAACAGTTTAGATATGCAACACACTTTCATTCTGTAAAAAGAAAACCAAGATGGACTAAGGGTTTTGCTTATCTTGGTCGTTGGAAAGGCCATATTTTCTACGGATAAAAACGCGGAAAAAGGGGTATCTTATATGATAGGCAAAAGCTTATCTTTCAACTTTTTAAAGGAGACCAGCAATGGTAATGTTGAAAGTGTGGTGGAGTGTATTCTGGCGTAGTTTGCTTCTTATGCCATTCTCAATGGCAATCGGAGCAGGGATCGGGTACGTGGGCAAGGTTCAAGGTATTCCAATGGAATACTCACTTCCTGCGACAGGTGTTATTGGGATTATGCTTAGCATAATTCCATTTTATTTCGCTTTGCGTCTTTATGACGTAAAGTTGAAATAATTTGTGGGGTCGAAAGACCCCTTTTTGATTCTTATAAAATGCGGAAAAATCAGCATCTTATATGAGAATCAAAAAGGGTTCTTGGTAGTGATTTATCCATATCGTTGTGAAACGATAAAATTAAATCTGGCAATGGTTCCGCCAAAATAAAGAACTGGGCATGATGCAATTGAGCCCTAAGAAATCAATTGTGGGCGGCTACTGCCCTAAGAAAGTGTAGACGTAACTGGTACTGATCCACCAGAATCGTAGACCTCTTGGAAAGGTCACTCAGAAGGTATTGTATCCAAGTACAACCGACTCTGAGAATCAGGTATGCTTTCCTTAAATACAGAAGTTGCTAGTGTAACAACTGTATTTATTAAAAGCAACGTCTTCTGGAAATAACTGAGAAGTTAAATCCAGATCTACTTGAGCGCAAGCCGAAGTAGTATACTATTCAAAAGAATAGTGAAAAGACGAAATCAACACTGTGAAGTGTCCATGAGTGTGTGCTCATGCTGATGAGCTCGAAAGAGCGAAACACTTAACCGAAGGAGATTGTTATGTTTAAGTTTGTATTGGCTGTACTCATCTTGATCCTTTCGATTGCAGCTGGTTATGAAGCTGGCTTGAAGAAGGGTAACGACTTTAGGGAAGAGCTCGTAGGAGACATCAAGGAAGATCATGCAAAGGAGATCGCAAGGCATGAAACTGCCTTGGAGTCACAAAAAAGTGAGGCTAAGAAGTTTGAAGAAACGATTAGAAAAGAAGTAGAAATATTGAGAGGAGAGCATCAGAAAGAAATCGCAGAGAAGGAGAAAGAAATCGCAGAAAAAGATAAGGCGGTTTCAAAGTACAAAACCTCAGTGGATTTGTACAAGTACTCTTCCTCTTTGCGAGTGCAGGAAGCACAAGAAAATGAGGTAACGATTCAAAGGCTTAAGCAGCAAATGCTTAAGCTTGAATCAGAGATGGCTGCACTACAAAAGGTTAAAAAACCTTATGTAGTTGTAAATCGTTAACTCTTTAAAACTCCCTTCCCCCTAAAAAGGGAAGGGAGCTTTCTTTTTCTTCTTATTTTTTTTTTTTCAGAGCTTGTTTATATGAGTAAGAAATCAAGTAAGAAATCAAAAGGAAATTCAAAAAGTATTTTTAAACAAATATTTGTATTAGAACGTTCTCCAGTAGATCCTAAAATAATAATTAGTATTGCTAAAGAAACTGACAAGATTTTAAAGGAAGAAAAGAGAGAAAGGAGAAAACAAGATGAATATTTAAACTGGTTTTATAAAGTTGATGCATGTCGTAGAATTTTAGAAAAGAAACAGGGAAATTTCTTATATAGAGAATTTTTAGGAATGTACTATACGTATCTTTGTAAAAATCCGAGGCTTCCCTAGCGGGAGGCCTCGTTTATTTCTTACCTTCTTTTTTTTTTTTTCCTTTTAAAGGAGTATCTTGCTAAATGAATTCTTCTATATAACCTTAACATTGCTGAAAACATTCTTATTCTTATTTTTCCAAGTTATATTTTGGTTTAAATTTATTCCATTTGTACTGTGGCTTCTAACTTCGGAGTTTAGATAGTAATGCGTAAGAATCTGGTAGATTCGATACGAAGCAGATTGAATAAGGAGATATCACAAAAAAATCCACTAAAGTATTTATTGACAATCGATCCAGAAGAATATATTGATAATATTATCTCTATTGTCTATTTGTATACAAGACCTAAGAAAGGCCCAAATAGAAATTCAATATATTTTGTAGAGATAATTTCTGCAATCGGTCATAATATTCGTAATAAATATAAGTTAAAAAGAGATTCAGCACTTGCAGCTAAAACTGGTGCTTTTATTCTTTATACATTTGAAGAACTTGATAT